TAATATCAAGGCAGATAGTATTATGGACGATGGAACTTTTGAAGGTTATGCCTCAGTATTTGGAGGTAATCCTGACAGTTATGGAGATATCATTGCTCCAGGAGCTTTCGGTAAAACCCTCGTCAGAGGAGGAAGAAACAGAAATGGTATAGGGATGTTATGGTATCATGATGTGAAAGAGCCTATAGGAGTATGGTTGTCAATCATTCAAGATGAAAAGGGATTAAAGGTAAGAGGACAATTAAATCTCGATGTTCAGCGAGCAAGAGAGATTCACAGTCTAATGAAACAGGGAGCTATAAAAGGTCTTTCTATAGGATGGGATTTTCTAAAAGATACTAGAGGTAAAATAATAGAAGGAACTTATGAATGGAAGGATCAAGCTAATAATATAAGATTATTAAAACAAGTAGAGCTATGGGAAATAAGTCCAGTAACATTTCCTGCTAAGGTTAATGCTAATATTACTAAAGTTAAATCAGTAATGGAAGCTACTACCAGTCGTGAGTTAGAGGATGCCCTGAGGGAGTCAGGACTATCGAAGGCTGCGGCACAATATATGATAAAACTATGTAAAGCTTCTTTGAGGGAGTCAGAGAGGATTATAGAAGGAAATAGTCTTTCTTTATTTACAGGTAAAAAACATGAAGACAATGAAAACGAAAATTTGCACACGGAATCTGGAACCGAAAGTGGAAATGAAAAAAGTAATGTTAAGAGTACATACGAGGGTCTTTTAACGATATTGAAAAGTATGAAAATTGAGGATAAAATTCACAAGATGTGTAATTAATTTTATCTGTAATCAAGGCAATTAATTTCCGGTAACTCTCTATGGTAGAGGTATATAGTAAAAAAAGTAATTATTTTTTAGGAAAATATTGACATGGGATTTTTCTAAGTAATAATCTATTTTAATTATTGTCAATATCAGGATAGTGGAGGCATATAAGAAAAAGATAGAGTTAGATTTTTCTATTAAATCTTCTCATTTTAATGCTTTTTATGGTTCTATATCCTTATGATAAATTCAATCTATATCAGTACTATACTGATATACAAGAAAAATTAAATAGATTTTTATCAAAAAAATTGACATGGGATTTTCTTTAAAGTTTATTACTTTTAATTTCTAGCAAACTCTCTATGGTAGAGGTATATGGGATTAATTAAAAAAGGAGGAGAAAAATGCCTGAGTTAAAAAAAGTAGAAATCAATGGTCAAGAAATACAAACTATGGAGCCTGAGGTAGTTTCTGCTATAGTAGCTGAGATCAAGTCTTTTGGATCCGATAGTAAAAAGAATTATGATGAATTAAGAAAATCTTATGAGCAGTTTAAGTCTGTAATGGATACTTACGAAGGTAAGATGTCTGCTGATATTGAAGAGCAAGTGAAAAAATTTGGAGAGGAAATTGTAACTAGACAGACTGCATTAGATGAGGGATGGAATAAAAGAGCTGATGCAATGGAAACTGCAATTCAAAGAATGCCAAAATACGCTTCCCCTGAAGATAAAAAGGAAGTTGAAATGGCAATGCAATTTCAAAAAGAAGCTCTAGTCTGTAGGAAAAAAGAGGGAGTTACCTATAATGATGTTGCTACATTAAAAGCTAATGTAGAGGAATATCAAGAATATAAAAAAGCTTTTGAAGCATTCTTGAGAATGAAAGGCGATCAGAGGAATATGGGACCTGATCAATTCAAGTCTCTGTCTGTAGGAGTTGATCCTGATGGTGGTTATACAGTTACTCCAGCATTTTCAAGTAGAGTTATAACTAAACAATATGAAACAGATCCTATAAGACAAATGGCAAGTATAGAAACTATTTCTACTCAAGCTTTAGAATGGCTCGTAGATTGGGGTCAAGCAGGTGCAGGATGGGAAGCTGAAACAGAGACAGGTAATGAAACTGATACGCCTACTTTGAATAAGAAAAGAATCCCAGTTCATGTAATGTATGCTAAACCTCATGCGACTCAAACATTGTTAGAGGATAGTGGAATTAATATTGAGAATTGGTTAGCTAATAAAGTAGCCGATAGATTTTCTAGATTAGAAGCTGCTTCTTTTATTGATGGTGATGGAGTTGGAAAACCAAGAGGGATTTTAACTTATGCTAATGGGACTAACTATGGTCAAATAGAGCAAGTTGCTATGCAGAATGCTGCTGCCTTAACTGGTGATGGATTCATCGCTGTTAAATATAGTCTAGTAGAGCAATATCTTAATATGGCATCTTGGATTATGAATAGAACTACAGTTCGTGATGCTATGTATTTAAAGAATGGTGCTGGTGATTATATTTGGAAGCCAGGATGGGACAAAGATTCACAAGCTACTATTCTTGGATTACCTGTTAGAATGAGTGCTACCATGCCAGCAGTTGCTGCTAATGCTTTAGCTGTAGCTCTTGCTTACTGGAAAGAAGCTTATATGATAGTTGATCGTTTAGGTATAACTATTCAACGTGATCCTTATACTGCTAAACCTTTCGTAGAATTTTATACACGAAAGAGAGTAGGTGGAGATGTTGTTAATTATGAAGCAATTAAATTAGGAATAATTTCTGTTTAATTTTTTTAAGTTAAAATTTAAAGGGAACTCTCTACTATGGAAAGTTCCCTGGAATTAATTAAGTAAAAATTAAGTGGAATAATATAGATTAATTTTTAAGGAGGAAATATAATGGCTGTAAGAGAAGATTTTAGTAATTTCAAATATTATCAAGCGTTACCACCTCAAGTATATGATCAAGGCACTATGCCTGTCGGTGGAGTAATAGAAGGACCTGATATAGATACACAAGGATACGAAAGTGTAACCTTTTGTATTGAAGCTGGTGATTGTGATGTCAGTTTAGCTACATCTTTGGTTGTAATTAGAATGCAACATACCTGTGCAAGTGCTTTAGGACTTGGACCATCTACCTATGCTGATGTTAGTATGGATGATGTTTTGGCAATTCCAAGCTGTGAGGATTGTTCTAGTGGTGCTGCTTTAACAAGTGGTATCATATTGGCTTTCTCAGTAAGTGGTACTTCTGTAGCTGATTTTGAGAGTCAAGTATGGCAATTCGCATATAAAGGTAAAGAACGATATGTAAGGTTAGTAGCTGAGTCTCATGGGACTGCTGATTTAGGTTCTACCTATATTGGTGCTGTAGCTGTTCTTGGAAGACCTGCAAATTGGCCTGTAACTGAATATGCATAATAGGAAATAGTGTACATTAGAAAATGAAAGAAAGATGGGAGTTGAAAAAAGACTCCCATCAATTCTTGAATATAAAGGAGGAAATGAATTATGGCAGATACTACATACCAGACAAAGGTATATCTCAAACGAGGAGGAGATGAATTAGTAGCTGCTTCAGGTGGAAAAATAAATTTAGAACCTGGATCAGAATTTACTTTTTATGATACAGATTTCTCTGTAGAATATATGAAGAATTTAATGAAGAGTTTGACTGGTTTTACAGATTATTATAGATCTGGTGCAGTCAGTTTTTTTAATATAAGTCAATTAGCAACAAATTATGGTTATCATACATGGAGCGGTGATACTACTATGAGTCTAGGTTCTGTTACATTACCAATGCCTGATAGTGGTTGCGTTTTATGGTTAAATGGTAGTCTATTAGTCGGAGATGCTAATTTATCCGTAAATATTTCTACAAGTACTATTATGATTAATCAAGGATCGATTAGAATTTCATCTTTTGAATTATCAGCGAATGGATATGCTAAATTAATATGTACGTCAGCAGAATGCTGGGCAGTTGTAGAAGCTAATTATACAGCTCATACAGAAGTATAATATAAGAATAGGAGAATAAAAATGCCATTTGTAAAAATGATAAAGACAAAGTCAGGGAGTATAGATGGATTACATGTAAAGAAATTCTTTGAGGGAAGGACTTATCAGATATCCGATGCATTGGCAAACGTGTTTATAAATCAATTGGAATGTGCCGAAGAAGTTATGATCAAGAAAGAGCAACCTATAAAGGCAAAAGCTATAGCAGAGGCTCCTATGAATAAAGCTGCAATTGTACCGGAAAATAAAGATGAATATATTGATGATGATGATAATGCGATGGGTGAGGAATTTGAAAGTAAATCGGTGGCAAGACGCATTACAATTATAAAAAATAAAAAGAAAAAAGATAAGAGGAAAGGTAGAAAATGATAATTCCAAAATCTCCGGATCCTAGGGGAAATAGAAAATTATACTTAGTAAATGCTCCTACGACAGAACCGATAACTGTGAATGAATTAAAAACATTTGCACGATTAAGTGGGACTGCCGAAGATGATCTGTTAGAGGGATTTATAAAGGCTATCAGGGGGCAAATGGAATTGTATTTACGGAGGGCACTGATCTCTCAGACTTGGGCGATCTCAATGGATTTTTGGCCGAGTGAAGTAATACAGCTTCCTATGCCTCCACTTATCTCTGTTACAAGTGTAGTAACAATAGACGAGGACGATACGGAAACTACATACGATAGTGATAATTATTATGTGCATACAAATAGTATTCCTGGAGAACTTGTTTTAAAGAATGGAGTAACAGCACCTTATAATACTGACAGATATCATGGAGGTTACAAAATTACATATACTGCTGGATATGGGACTGCTGCTAGTGATGTTCCTCAGCTAATAAGAGAGGGAATAAAATTGTGGACTACATTATTTTATGAAGATAGAATAACGACAGCGGAACCTCCGGATGATGTGAAGAAAATGGTAAGATTTTATAGAATGGATAGAATATAAGGAGTCGATGGTATGGCTTGGAAAGCACCGAAATTAAAGGAAAGAGTACAAATAAGGATACCTGTACAAACTCCAAATAGTACTACTGGAGGTTTTGATAGAGGATATGAAAAACTAGCAACGGTATGGTCAGAAGTAAAACCTTCAGGATATAAATATAGTGTTCCTAAATATGTACGGAATGTCACGATAGATGATAGTATTACGCATTTCTTTACTATGAGATGGGAAGCATTATTAGGAATTAATCTTTCCTTTGGAGCTGGATTTACCAAATCATTTAATTCTGTCGAGGACTTAATAAAATTAAAAGCAAACTATTTTCTTTTTATGGAACATGCAATGAATAGTGATGAGTTAGATTGGGAGGGTCCATTTAGTAAAGCATTTAATACTTGTTATGATGTGTACTATGGACTGTCAGAGGCGAAAGGTCGATTATTCCGAATTGTAGGAGCTGGACCGCAGGACGAAAGAAAAGAATTTGTAACAATATCAGCAACTGAATTGGAAGAGTTCGGTTCTGGATTTTCTTTATAGAGGGAGAATAATAGATGGGATTAACAGTTTTTGGAGGGAATACAATTCCTACTAGGACGCAGACTATAAGTGATGTTAAGACAGAAAGTGCTTTAATACATACAGGTCTTTGTGCTTTTGGAGGAATAATAGTTAGAACAAATAGAATTAAAAATGTGATAGTAAATATATATGATGGAACGGATAATACTGGTCGTTTAATCTCTCTTCCTGATATGGTACTTAAAAGGAAGGCATCAAACGATATATGGACATTAAGCTATGATCCTGCAATAGAGTGTACTATGGGAATTTATATAGAACTGACAATACCGACAGGAGGAGCAGTACATTATCAAGTAGTCTACGAGGAGGGATAGATTATGGAAATGAAGGTAGAAATACCAAATTTTGAGAAGATACTAGTAAAATTTGAAGATATCCCTGGACAAGCTAAAGATAATGTATTAATAGAATTGGTAAATATAGCAAATGATTTAAAAAATGAAATGATTACTTCGATGGAAAACTCCCCTGCTACAGGACGAAAGTATAAACGTGGAGTAGGATATCATACAGCATCATCTCCTTATAATCCTCCAAGAAGGATGGATGGTGGTTTAATTGGTGGATTCGAGTTAGATATAGATTCTGTCCACTTATCAGTGGAAGTAGGAAATATAATTAAGGATCCAGATTATCCTAGATATTTAGAGGAAGGTACACCGCGAATGTTACCTAGACCATATATACAACCTGCAATTGATAATATGGAATATAATATGAAAAGTAGGATAATGAATGCAATAAGAAATTCAGTGAGAGGTGCTTAGATGTTATTGACAGAAATAATTTTGAAATTAAGAGCAGCGAATACTTCCTTTGAAAGTTTAATCGGTGGAGCTGTAGAATTTGCTATTGCTTTAAAAAATACACTGATGCAGGAAATGGCATTTGTTATACCTTATAATGATACAGCTAGTCCACAGAAAAACGACTTCGGGATTAATCAGCAAATAACAGAGAAATTCAGTATAGTCGTAGCTATAAAGAATGATACTTCTGTTCAAGATAAATTAGGGATGTTAGCTTATAATAGATTGCATAATATCAGAGCTGAATTTTGGACTGCTATACTAGGATGGTTACCGACTGGAGCTGAACATCCTATTTCTTATGCTGGTGGAAAAGTAATGGATATAACTCCCGCATGGCTATGGTATGAATTTACATTTAGTTATGTGATTAGAATAGATGATGACGATGGTATAGTCCAAGAAGATTTGGATTATTTTAATACAATATATGGACAATGGGTCTTGTCCCCGGATATTAACATACCTATTTCTGAACCGTTGCTTCTAACGTCGTTTACGGCGGATGCAGAAGATCAGATCGATTTAACGGAAGACCCGGATGCTGGTGCATTTAGTAGTGCTTTTAATGTAATATTTGATACATATACAGGATAAAATAAAATGGAAAAGTTAAAAGATTTAAAAGACTTTGATTTAATTACAATATTAAAATCCGGAAAGGTAATAGATTTGAGGGAAGGTGATATTTTAATATTTCATACAAATGAAATAATGAAATTAGAAGATGAGAAAAGAGTAGAAACTCAGTTCAAAAAACATATTCCTAATAACAAATGCATCCTTCTAGAGGGGATAGAATTCAAAGCACTATTAAGAAAAAAGGAGAATAAAAATGGTTGATTATAGTAAATGGATCGTTCCTAGAAAAGGACTATTAGTGAGGGATCCAAGAACAAAGACTCCTCTTCCAGAACAGGGTATGTATAAGCCCTGGACTGGTCCAGAAGGACGATATTGGAGACGGAGACTTATTTGTGGAGATGTTACCTTAGGAGAGGCTCCTGTTGCTAAACCTGAGATAGAGACAGTGAAGGAGACGAAAAACAGTAAAAGGAGGAAATAATTATGGCAATAACTATAGCGAATATTCCCGATACAAT